ATAGAACTTATCACCGCCCTCTTATGAGGGCATTTCTGTTTCCGAAACCGAAGATTAATTATGCCTACACCACCTTGGGAAGATGATCCTAACATGCCAGATGTAGATAATTTGCCACCAGTAACAGCATACGATGGCCCCAACGAACCTATGTCCCTCCGGCCTGGAGATAGATTACATACAATCCATGGATATATTGTTCGTGAAACTGAGCGAGCAATTCTTATCGAAGTCATGCAGGTAAATACTACTCCGCTGGCAGATAAAGAAGTGCCTAATGGTAATCGTAATATGTGGTTTCCATTGTCACAAGTATCTGCCATTCATCGCGATAGCGGATCTGATGGTGGGTATGATTACATTCGCGCTAAAGAATGGATCTGTAAGCAGAAAGATTTGCTTTGATTGGAGTTCGTCCACATGACACCATACGAACAGTTGCAAGAAAAGGTTCTATCTCTAGATTCCGCAATCAAGTCTCGCCACCCAACGATGCCAACATTGTTGCAGGAAATCTGGCGCACACTTAAAGCGCAACCAGAGAATGTAACTCTCATGACCGAGGAAGAAATCGGTATCATCGTATCCAGTCTGCAAGTGCAAACTAACGTAAGCTTGGCACAGAATATGAGCAAGCAATCTAAGTCCGCAGCAGCTACCAAAAGTATTACTGCTAAGATTAATCAACTTGGCTTTGATGCCATTTAATTAGGAGATCATATCATGAAGGCATGGCGTAAGCATAATTCTACCAAGTTTGTTCGTGCAAATCCGCAAGCTCGTAAGATTACTCGCAAGCAGGCGCGCACGCATTTCCAATCTGAGGTGGCAACAATCTCTCCCTTGGTTTGGAATCTTATGGTTCGTGTAGGAATTGTTCGGGCCGCATAATGTGTCATCGGCCCTCACAACTAATCAAGCATTAGCTATCTTATTCTACACTCATCACCTATCAATTTATCGTTATAATCTTCTCCATCAATGGCTAGAATCAGATAACTATCTACCAGCTACAGCAGTCACCAATCAAATCCCAGCAACATTAACTCAGCAAATCATATCATGTCTGCCACAGAATTCGACCTTGATGCATTTCTATCGGATTCACCAGTGGAGCATAGCAGTCCCGCCGAACATGACGGTGCAGGAAATGACGGAACTAGCAGCGATAATTGGCACGAACCAGACTATCAGGGAACAACTGATTACCGCATTCGCCAGCTCTCTTACTCCTCGCTCCTTACCCTCCACTCCTGTCCGCGTAAGTTTCAGCTCCAGAAACTCCGCACCACAAACCGTATCGCAGAATCACTTAAGTCCACAATTACTTTCAGCTATGGACATGTTGTTGGGGAAGGTATAGCATCCGCATTGGCCGGTCGCTCGGAGAGCGAAGTTATCTTTGGCATGTTCCTAGGCTGGCACACGCCATCAATTTTTGACGAAGATGAAAAACTTAACAAGTCTCTCTGGTCTGCAATCATTGCAATCAAAAGATTCTTTGTTTTGCGACAAGCAATTCTACGAGATTACGAGCTTGTATACTACCAAGACAAGCCAGCCACCGAACTCTCATTCGCCATTAGTTTTCCTGACGGCTATCGACTACGTGGTTTTGTGGATGCTGTGCTTCGTCATCGCATTAGTGGAGAAGTATTGGTACTGGAATGCAAAACTACAGGATCGCGTGCAGTAAATCCAACCACGTATAAAAACAGCGCGCAAGCTATTGGATATTCTGTAGTCCTAGATCATCTGTACCCAGATTTGAGCAGTTATAAGGTTCTCTATCTAGTATACTCTACAACTGCTGGTGAATACTTTCCAATTCCATTTGTCAAAACTTATCTGCAACGCGCACTCTGGATTCGAGAATTGCTGCTAGATATTGAAACCATCAAGATGTATGATGCAGCAGAGATCTATCCGATGCGAGGTGAAAGCTGCATGAATTTTGGTAGAGAGTGTGAGTATGTAAATAGTTGCAGTCTTTCGACTGCTAATCTTACCAAACCTTGCACAGCAGATATGGAAGATAAGACAGAGTATCAGGTGCAGATTACATTGATGGATCTGTTAGATAGTCAGATGGGCAAGCTGCACGGATCTAGGGCTGATGCAGTTATTATTGATGACACTGTAAACACAGAGGATGAAATGCTATGAAACTCTCTGAACTGATTAAACAACTTCAAGACAATCTATTTGAAGGCAACGACCCAGATGTAGTTGTAGAATCTAAAGGTCAAATATATTCAATTCCATTTGTCGGGGACTATGAAGATAAGATTGTAATCTACACAAACGGAACACCCGCATGAAACTCTCACAAAAATCAGCCGTTAAATCTCATCGAGTCATGCTATTTGGACCGCCCAAATCAGGTAAAACTGAGCTGGCTGGTAAGATTGCACTCGATCCTAAATTTAACCTTCTTGTATTTGATCTGGAAAACGGCTCAGATACATTGCTTAAACTACCTGCCGAATGCCATGACCGCATTGAAGTAATCTCTATTCCTGATACTCGCGGATTTCCAATCGCCATTGAAACCATGCTAAAGGTTATCAAAGGCGGACCAGTTGATATCTGTGAATTACATGGCAAAGTTTCCTGTTCTCTTTGTAAATCCAAGAACCTGCCATCTACTCGTGTCGAACTGAATTCCCTTGGACTTGATACGATTGTTATCGTAGACTCCATAACTCAGCTAACCAATTCAGCTATTGCTCACATCACTAAGGCACAGCCTGATGATTACAAGATGGAGTATGATGATTGGGCAAATCTTGGCAAGCTGATGGATACTTTCCTATCATATGTCCAGCAAGCACCTTTTAACATTATCTGTATCAGTCACGAGACAGAAGTTAAGATGGAGGACGGCAAAGAAAAGTTGGTCCCTACAGCAGGCACTCGTAACTTTTCTCGTAATTCAGCTAAGTATTTCGACGAGGTTGTATACTGCGAAGTTAAAAATAAGAAGCACGTCGCTGCCAGTTCCACAACATATGCAAACAATGTCCTTACGGGATCTAGAACTGGTAATGTCCTCGAAAGTAAGCCGGGCGAAGCCAGTTTGGTTTCAATTTTCCTCAACTCAGCCGCCACCCCCGGAGTTTTTGGGGCCGTAAATACTCCTGCACCTCCACCAGTTTCACAAGCCACACCAGCAGCTAAAGCCGCAGTAGATTTAGTGGCTCTGGCTGCTTCGATGAAAGCGAAATAAATCATGAGTGATATTACATCTACGCTAGCTGAACGCGGGAATTCTCACGGAGATTTTCAAGCTAATGGTTCAGTAATGCAGCATCTAAAAGAAGTAGTACGAGGGGAACGTAACTGGAGTCAGCTTTCTCCATATCAACGAGAAGCTATTGAAATGATTTGTCACAAACTTGGAAGGATCTTATGCGGAAATAGCAATTTCACTGACCACTGGCACGACATTGCAGGATATGCCACACTAGTGGAAAATATTCTCAATAAGCAACAAACCAATTCGTAATCGTTAACATCAATCTCTCACCTACATACCTATCATGACCGAACAAACTCTGAACCTCGATATCGACAATCTGCTGGATGGCACGCTGGATGATCTGGCAGATGCACCTGAATTCAAGCCGTTTCCGATTGGTGCACACAAGATTGTGATGAAGTGGGAAACCAAGCAACTGGATGACAAGAAAATGGAGGGCAAGAAGAATACCATTGTCACGCTGAAGATGAAGGCATTGGAAACCATCGAAACTCCTGCTGGTTCTGATGAAGTCTGCTCGCCTGGCCAAGAAGAAAACATTGGATTCTTCCTGGTGCATCATAGTTCTCCCAAGGCTATGGAAATCGGGCAAGGCGGATTCAAGGAAATCATGAAGTCGCTGGCAGCCCATTACGGTGCTAAGAGCAATCGTGAACTGATGGCCGATTCGGAAGGCGCCGAAGCTTTGGTTACTACTGGACATCGTAAGGATAAAAACGATAAGGATAAGAAGTACACGACGTTGGAAAAGCTGATGATTGTGTAACGGTTACGCCGTGATGTAATACCTAGCAACCATTGGTTCAAAAGACTGGTGGTTGCTATCATTACTTCAGGAGCAGATGATATAAACATTCCAGCATTGAAAGCAGCT